TCGGCACCACGTATCCTTGGTGATGGACCCATCGATTATTATCTCGAGCATTCCGGCCATGCGCAGTTCTTTCTTCGCATGCGGATCAGCGTAGTGCTCGAGGCAATAGTCAAGCCACCCGTTCCATTGATCAAAAACGGTGGCGTATCTCTCTCTCATCACTTGATACAGATGTCCATGTTGGCGAAGGAACTCTCCTTGATTTAGTATGAGTTTGTATCCCAAGCCGTTGATGGCAGGTTGGTTGACACTCGTGAGTCGTCTCAGAGACATGGAGAGCGTGTGGTCGGTGTTGGCGTAAATGACCCCGTTATTCGGAAAACAGGGCCCGCCACAAGTGGTGTAAGTGCCGTCGGTGGCATGATGTGTGAGGAGGTGGTGAGGGGTGTCGGGGTCGGGTTCCTCCGCGTGGAACCGTAATTCCCCGTCAACAAAGTACTCTTTGCCCTGAAGACAGTCAAACCTACGATTAAATTTGAATGCCTCCTTGACGAAGCACGGTGTTGCCCTCATTTTAAACGCCTCCCGCCGGCAACTACCAGAGACGGGGGCGTGTGTGGAAAAGGGACGAGCTGCGCCTGTGGCAAAGCGGCGTCAGTCTCCCTGTACTCAAAGAGCGCCTGCTGGGCGAGATAGAGCACCGTGTTCTTAACGACACGGATGTCTCTCTCGCAGAAGTCGCGCTTGTGTTTATTGGCTGTGTGTAGAGCGAAGCTAAGGTAATTTAAGTGGACACGGAACTGAGTGTCACACACCTTCATGGGTATCAGGTCCTCTTGTATCGAGAGGAACCTAAGTAACTCCGGGTAGATTGCCAGTGTTCGATGTTGATCATAGTCTTTGGAGAGAAGCGTTTGACGCTCGACTTCTCTCCTGTTGGTGAAGAGGTTCTCATCGTCCCTCTGCCAGAACCAGGTGAAACCGGGTCTACGATGCTGAGTTGATTTGTGCAAAGTGTCGATACCTCGCTGTACGGGTGGCGGGTTGTACTTGGTTGCCTCGCGGAGCAAGGGGTTCCAACGCGAGATGGTGTCCCAGACTTTATTCAACACCCCCTCACACCGATCCTTGTTGAAGTTCTCATACAGAACGACCATTTCGAGTCTGTAAAGTGCTTCGTCGCCGATAGGCGGATCGAGCGGTGGGGGTGTGTCTGGTGGGCTCGCGGGTAGTACCGACGGTTCTGGTGGTGTAAAGTAGTCCTCCTTAATAGGGCTAAGGAAGAGATTGGTGCCCTCCCCCAATGCGCACCTTGCGATGTAACCCTCCCGTCGAAGTGGAGGTGGGGTCTTGTGTTCGGCGAGGATCTCCGCTACTTCCTCGTCGGTCAAAGACCGGATTCGTGGCGGTGGCTCCTCTCCTCCTAGTAACGCTTGCAGCTGAGGGTAATTACCCCCAATTGAACCGGGAGGTGCCCCTGGCTTGGTGACGACCAATCGAGCACGTATTTCATTTACGGTCTCTCGAGTAGGTCGGCGGAGCGGTGGTCTTAA